GCTGTACGTCTCCAACCTACGTCAAGTGCGTAAACACGTGGCCAATGGTCAGGGATATCAAACGGCTCATAAACAATGTCAGATTCGCTGACTTGGTAAATAGCACCTGATCCAATAAAGGGATCACCCTTAGTACGTGCTGCCCGCATATGGGGCGGATACGATTTCAATAAGTCTAACTTAGTTTCTTCATCTAAGTGTGGGCATTCGTCCCACGATACTTGCATTGCCCATGACCCCGTCTCAGGGTTTACACCATCGGGTGGCAATCGTCCACCTGGTAAGAAACTTAATACTGTCTCTGTTAAACCTAACAAGGGGGTAAAGGTGTAAAGCATAATACCACCTGAGAAAGTGGTAGTCTTCGCAGTACGCGTAACGCACTCACTGCGAATCTTAGCGTTAGCAGGTTCCTCATCGCACCAGATAACGTGCTTAGATGTGCCTTGGAACTTATCAGGCCCTTGGTCATATGACTTTAGAGTAATATCACTTACACCATCTGGAACACCATTAGTGTAGTGGGTGATATAGGCTGTCTGTATGGTCTCTGGGGAATTAGGCCTATTAACGATCTTAGTGATATCGTCTTTTGGTATTAATCCAGCACCTGGATCTAAGAAACTACCAAACAGGGCGCCTTGAATAACGTCTTTAGTCGTCTCGTTGGTAATACCAGCAGCCCAAATACTGGTTGGACTATCAAATCGTTTCCCTTCCCACCAAGCTGGATATTTACCGGTAAGATGTAATACTACCTCATAGGCAGCCATGAAGGTCTTGCCAATACGGTTACCAGCCACTACAGCTCTTTCACGGTACTTAGCACCTGCTGCAAAGAATTTAAGCGCGTATGGGTATCTATCTCTGCTCCACTCCCCCTTACCTGGGTCTGGGAAAGTGTAGGCTAACCTATTATATTTCTTTCGACGAGCTAACTCAGCAATAATCTCATTAGCTTGTTCTAATTCATTCCGATTCATCTGTATCAATCTTATGAGTTAATTGTTTAATAACTGGATTGATTTCTAAGGCTTGTAGTAACTCTTCATCTGATTTTTGTTGCAGAATGTTAATGTTACCAATATTGATCTGATTACCTTTAGCCTCTGATGACTGTACTGACCCATGCTGGCCAGCTCTAGCTTCCTTTAAAGCAGCTATATTAATTTCTTTCTTTCCTTCGGCTGCTAGTAGGTATTGATCTTCGTAATAGGCAAGATTATCCTCTAAAGCAATAGTACATGCTTCTTTGAATTCTGGATATTCCTTTTGCCAACGGTAGAAGCTATCTCTTGATATTCCTACTTCTGAGCAGAATTTAGATTTACTATAACCCTGTCTTAGGTACATCCTAATCAGGGAACAGTATTTATCTTGATATTCTACAGGTCGGCCAACTGGATTAGTTTTTGCGGTTTTTCCTGCCATGGTCTATCAGTATGTCCATTACTTTATCTAATTGTGACTCGATATGTTGAAGGCGCTCATATACCATTGCCGTTTTCATATCGGATGCTGCTGTACCTTCCTTAATGAGCTGTTTAATCTCAGCTTCTGGTACAATTTCCTTGAGCTTACTTATCATATATTTGATTCCTGCTACGACCAACATTAAAATAGTTCCGGATAAGGCCAACAATATTTTAACATATAAGTCTTCCATTCAAACATCCTTTAAGAGGTGCTGCGCATCCATGCGCTAGGGCACCAACCTCGTATCACTACATTCCTGTAGCCTATTTGCCCCAGTGTCCTCCAGCTTATTAGGCCGGTCGAAGGGCGACGTCGTCATAGTGACGTCGAATTCTCTTATCTACGCCTAGTTTGATGATTATGAATATTAGCGTAGGTTTGTGCTTTATGCAAATTCTCAAACCCTAACATCTTCGCCAAGAATTCAGCGTCGAGCTGAGCTAATTCTTTTGCTTTGGATGCCTGGTCCCACCTGCGCAACATTGTCTTCAATATTGCTAATTCGTTTGGTGACAGTTCTAGTTGCATCATAATATCCTCTAATCGGATTAATAATGGGGGTCTGGATTGATCGTGGCACCCATTCCCTTCCACTATGTTAGTTTTACTCTAGCTTACGCTAACGGCTTACTCAATTTAGACTGTTGATCCACTTTACATTTTAAAGCCATTAGGCTACGAGGGGCAGTCTTTCTTTGGCGTCAATCTTACTAACATAACCGGCCCACTACAATCTATGGGCGAGGCACTCCTTTTCATTTTAAGTTCCTTGTGTGCTGTGATGGTTTCGGCCACCCTTTAGGACTACTTGCCCTCAGCCAAGGCTTATGGGTTTACAAGTTTTAAACGCTTCCTCGATCGTACAATCAACCAGAGGAAGTGGATTCATTGGGCGAAGATTTACTTGAGACGCCCACTCAAGTTTCCTGGTCGGGTAAAGTCCGATTCTGCACGTCCGGCGTCTAGAACCTTCGGTAATCGGCATTAACGATACCAGTCCTAGGTAGCGACCTTACATCGTGGACATGGTGTATCCACTATAATTTCTAGACCTTTACTTGTTACAGGCACTCCATCAATATGTTGATGGAACGATTCAATAAAATCTTGAAGAGCTAATTTAAACTCTCCAGGAGCATTATTAGATACTGTTACAGTATATTCCAAATCCATACATTATTTCTCCTTCTTTGTTAATGCGTGAACACCGACAGCACCACCTACTACGGCGGCTGCGACCACTACAAAAGGTAGTACAGCTAAGGCACTGATAACTCCAACACCGGTAGCTGCTCCTGCAGCTGCTCCAGTGAGTCTTGGATGATCAGCTACAAAGGTCTTAACAGATGATTTTACTGTATCTAACATATTACACACTCGCTGGTGGATCTGCTGGGGGATCGGTAGGTGTGCCCTTAACAAAGAAAGCACCTACACCGGCACCTGCTAATGCAGATACTACTGCTGAGTTGGCAGCTACTACACCGGCTACTGCTGTATAAGCAGAACCAATAGCCACTGCAACGCCTGTGGCAGGGATTGCGGCTGCTACAGCTACTGCTGCTACTGCCAGGCCCACACCAATAGATGTCTTAGGATGAGCTACTGCGTAATCCTTTACGGCTTTAACCTTCTCTGGATGTAGAGAGATGTAGGCCTTTAGAAAGTCTAAAACACTACCCATTTATTATTCCTCTTAAGTAAATTTAACGAATCTTAACATTGTGGCTTTACTAATACTCTGCATCTTGTCTGCATCTGTATTTGCTGAGTCGCCTTCCCACTCAGGATCAATCTTTCCACTATTACTGGCATGTCTATGCCCCGTAATCTGCCTAATCGTTGGTGTAAATGGTTTAATGTATTTATTAATCAAATCAATACTAGCTTGGATCTGTATATCGTTTACAGGCCCATAACCGCCACCACCAACGTATGAAATACCAACACTAATTCCGTTATAGCCAACTGCATGATTCATCTTAACTGTGGGTGGAGCATACTCGTAACACGTTCCATCCCTATCAATCATATAGTGGTAACCCAATCCGCGCTGCTTAAGTGTCTCTTCGGCGCTTCGTAATGTGGGTCCGGCAGTATCATGTAATATGATGACTCTTGGACTCATGACCGTGTGGTCAGTCGCTCTAGGCAAGAAGTTATGTTTTAGAACTAGCTTCATGTCTGGCCCTATCTATTTGTTGTTGGATCTTACCACTTACTAACGTAATAATCTGTGATGCATACGTAGGGTCTGTAGCGTATCCAGCCCTAGCAATCGCAGTGATAAAGAATTGCCAGCTTGCCTCAGGCTCGAAGGCTCCACTGTATCTAGGATGATGCAGAAATTCTGAGTGGTCTTTAATACTATCAGCAATGCTGTCGTATTTACGCCACTTCATTCCCTCATGAATCCAATGACCATGGAGGTACTCGCTTCCATCCATATTGATGGTTTTACCGTCCCATCGCTCATCAGCCTTTATACCAAAGAAGTTATTAGCTAATGTAGCTAACTGGCTATCGCCCCAGCTAGATTCTAAGATGGCCTGACCTACGGTAACTTCTGCAGGCACATTCGATTCTTTTTCGTCCTGTATTGCATACGGAATCAGCTTGTCTAGGAAGGCCTGATTCATGATCTTATTTCTTTTCTATTAGGGTCTTAACTACCTCAGCACCCTTAAAGAGATTAGTTAACTTTAAGATGGTACGGTCCATAGCAAAGAAACCAATATAAGACCCAATAAAGCCATAGAACCATTGTAAACCCTCGGGGGTGAGGTGTAGAGTTACGATACCTAAAGCGTTACCTGCGATCAACAATGAAAATAGTAAGAATACCGCTGGGCGGACATTCTTAGCGAATACTGAGTCATTAGCACTAGCCAGCGACTGATAATGGGCAATAGCCTCGTCTGAGTCAGCCTTAGCGGTAGTAGCAATAGCTCCTGCCACCGCACCAGACGCTTCAGCTGCTTGACCTACGGCTGTGGCTACGTCCCCTGTAGTCTTAATAGCTTCCTGGGCTACGGGTAGTACCTCGTGTACGCCCTGAACAACTTCCTTAACACTAACCTCGATCTTACCAGCCGTCTTCCAATAGAAGATAGACTTGACCAAGCCTGTTATACCTGAAAATAAACTAAATAATCCAAACATCACTTACTCCTGCATGGGTGCCCACTGGGGGAACCGCCATCGAATCTAGGCAGTCCTGGGGTACTAATTTGTTTAATTAAGATTCCATCACATGGATCATCTCTGTCTTTAACACGCTGACAAATCTGTTGTTTATCAAAATCAGCTATGGGTAGCAATCTTTGTTCAAGTGCTTCACATTTTGGACATTGATACTCATATATCGGCATATGTTCTCCTGTAATCCTGTTTAGGGCTGTTAGCCTCCTAATACTAGGTGAATAGCCCTTTAATGGACTGTTGGATCATCTGTCTTAGCCTTTAGTACAGTCACGTCATCACGTAAGCTATCTAGGGCAGCCTTAGCTTCCTGTAGCTCGTCTACTGCGAGCTTCAGAGTATCAATCTCATCCAAGAGTGCTTGCTTGACGCTTCTGTCTTTGACAAGGAAATAGACAAAGGCAGCTACGAGGCTGCCAGGTACTAAGTACGGAAGTAAAGATTGCATAAATTCTAACATACCTACCCTCCGATCAACATTCCGGAAATTCCGGATAGTTAGCTGGAAGCGGCGCTGGGATTTGCACCCAGGACAGTGGCTTATGAGGCCAGTATGATGCTACTTCACTACGCCGCGATAATTCAAATGCCAAATTCCGCTGCCCTAGCTTTGGCGGGCGTCAAGCAGCTTACGCACTATTGAGTAGGCTATTCTTTTAAAGGCCGTGGGGTTTAGTTCATGACCCTTTGGGTATTCTTCCCTCACCTACTCATAATATTAGTATAACATAGAAACCTTAAGATAAGCTTAAGGATCGATCCTTTTTTCAACTTTATTTTCACTAAATTCTTTTACCGTGATGTATTTACCATCCGAGACTATCGTCACTGTGGTAGAGCCACTCTTGATGAAGTCCCGATAGAGCGGGTCATCCATATTGAATCCTAGAAGTTTACCTAGCCCCAGCACTAGATCACTTGTCAATTGTTGTTTCATCTATTATCCCCTTAATTGTCTCATTACATTTGCCACATTGGGGCTTTCCGGCCGTTTCATTAATACAACACTTCTTATTTACACATGTGTCATGATCTTGTATTATCTCTTTAATGTCACTATCTGACAATTTCCTACAAAGACATACCCACATGAATCACCTCCTATGTCACAAATGTCGCCTATAAAGCGACATACGTTACACGAAATAGCATCCCTAACACCCGCCCAAATCTATTTCCTGGCTCTCGTCATATCCCTGTAACTCTGCCCTCTGCTCTATCGCTGACTCCATTAGAGCAGCATATAATTCATTTTCAGCATTTAAAATATCAATATAATCATCCACGTCTTTCATACTTAAATGTCCATCTAGGCATCCCTGTAGGATATCTACAAAGTCTATGCTGCTAGCCTTAGGATTGTTCATAATTTACCCCTATTAATGACCACTCACCTGTTTTCCAATTCCACTTACAACGACTTTGGATCTTAGGGAATCTACCTGTCTTAATTCTGAAAGCGATCACAGTTTCTACATAATATTTACTCATAAGGTAGTTTCCCCCGTTCTTCGTGTAACTCAGTAATCTTCTTCTTGATCCTTTGGGCTGCTATCTCATCCCTGTTATAGTCAAATCTATACAGGTCCTCTAGCTCCTGCCATAGTCGCTTGATATGGGCAGTATAGATCATATACTTCAATTCATCTGCTTGTGTCATAGCTTAGCCGCCTCCTTCAGTAGTGTCTCATGTCTAAGCCTTAAAAAGCAATCTAAGTTCCTTAATCTGTCTTGTAAAGCCACGGTAGTATGGCTGAGAGCCATAGCCCAGGCCAGCTCTTTACGATTCTTTATCACTAGGTCTATTTCTTCTTTAATCTTCAAGTATTGGGTCTTATTCTCACTATTCATCGTCATCCCCTCCATCTTCGTCTTCATTATCGATATCGCCCCATGGATCACTATCTTCCTCTTCTCCTTTCTTTCTCTTCTTATCCATCCAGAACTTCATTACCTCATCCATCCAGTTGATGGGGTCTGGCCTAAAGCTATAGACCTGTATCACTGTAGCCTTCGTATCATCTAACTCCGTATCATCCCCCCTGGGAGGTCGTTGATACCACATCTTCTGATTCTTAGGACTGGTCGTCGTCAGTAATAACTTCCAGTCTATCCATCCCATACTATTCTCGCCCCCCAATATCGGACGAATGGGGCCAATACTGGGCCATCTCTTCTCCTCAATAGGAGACTTATCTAGCCAGAGTCCTGCCTTTTTCAGGTTAATAATCCTTAGGATACCTGCCTCGTAGCGCAGCTGAGCACTACTTTTAGGAACCTTCTTAGCATTCATGAGGTTAATACCCTCATAGATGAAAGAGCCCTCTGGCAGTACTCTGTGCTTAATCGGCGTATTAAGCTTGTTATGCCGTCTGATCCATCGCGCAAGGGCAGTTGACATCCAGTAATCCTTTTAGTCGTAGTTTAGCTTTCTGTAGATGCAGTTGAAAGGTTCTATAGGGTATTCCTACTTTCTTAGCATTTTCTGCCTGAGTTAGTCCGTTTTCACTAAGATATGCTAAAGTAATAATTTCTCTATCCTGGGGAGATAGGCAAATTAGGGCCACTTCCAGCTGGGCCAATACTTCCAACCTATCCTCCAAATCAGACTCATCAACAATGTCATTAGGTTTAAGTTCGACTATGCAACGATGCTTAGCCTGCTGCCTGAAAAAGTGCTTAATGTTCCCCGTTACCCACATCCGGCCACAGGCTAGGTCAGGCATACCGCCAGGGGTGTCTGACCATCTCTGTTCTGCTACCACAAACCCTAAGAGACCTTCCTGAATAGCATCCTCATAAAGCCTATGAGTCTTGGAAATGTAAGACTGAACTATCTTACAGACATACTTCAATTTTTCTTCTTCAGTAAACATATGCTACCCCCAATAACATTACCTACTTTAGACCAGTATAACATACTAAGCTTAAGGTAATATTAAGAAACACTACCGTAAGTGAAATAAATATGCCAAGTTCCTTACTTGGAAATAGATTCATTCCTACCTCCTTACTTGGAAGGAACGCAGTTCCAAATAGTGTACGACAATTCATGAAAAACTCACGATTTTTATTAATCGGACAGGGGCTCAAACCCTTTACCCATGCGGGTTTTGCTGATTGTCTGACAAATTCATCAAAAGGCGTTCCGCTGCCCGAAAATTACCCCCTCTTTTTGACAGTTTTGGTACAAAAGAACCCTCTCTTTCTGTGTGCTGGCCGCTGTGCTGCTCATTTTGGCCGATGGCCGCCGTTTTTTGGTGCATTTTGTCCCGTACAGTGCTAAATTGCATGCGTTTTTTGCCGTGCTGAGCGCCGTGCCGGCTGCTGACGGGGGTGGGGGCACCTATTTTGTGGGTGTTTCTAGGGTGTGGGTTGAGGATCCAAGGACTCGTCCTTCTTTTTCCCCGACTTTTGGGATCGACTTGTATACAGTAGATGGGACCCATTACACGCAAGGCATACCAGCCATATATTTTCCCTACCAAATAAAAAAAAGACGGAGCCACTGTCCTTTTGACGAAGTTCAAACTAGGGGGGAAGTTGGGTATCAATCTCACTACGCTCGATCAATCATCATATCCTATAGCTGTAAGCCTATAAGCCTTACGGGCTCTAGCTTACAGCCTATAGCATATACATACACAGTACACATACGTCCAGTGTTCACCTCTCCTCACACTGTCCGATAATATTTTATTAATACCTCATGACTTACGTCATCGTTAAACCCTCTTGTCATGCCTTGCATGTACCATGTCATTACCTCGTATCATGTATACAATCAGGGGTAATACTGTACATGATCAGGGTATCATGTATACATTGATATACATTAACATAGCTCATGTTACTGAGCATGACTAAGGTTAGTAATGTACTCACTCTGTTCGTATAATGTTCTCATCATTCCTATAGGGAATGTTCTCACCTATATATATATATATATATATTATATTATACTATAGTATAATCTATCACCCTATAAGGGGTGATAGATCATATTATATTTCTTTTCTTCTTAAGAGTTCCAGAGATTATTAATGAGCATTAACAATTATTAACTCATTTAAGGAAATCTTAAGAATTGTATGTTATCATACTTGGACCAATAACTGAAATGAGGAGTGTTAAGGTGAAATTAGCGAAACTAAGAGAGCGTAGAAGTCGTAAAGGTGAGGGCTGGGTAAGGCAACGCTTGGAAGTACCTAAAGAGTTACAGTTCGAAGGTGTTTACGATTTCATGGTTTACAGAGATGAAAGAGGTATCCATTACATACCAATGGATGTGGTCTTCAAGGAAATGGGCGTAAACAATGATGAGCAATAATCAAGAAGTACTTGATAAGTAGATTATGACTATGGTATACTATCCTGGTGTTATTAACTAAGAGGAGACTTAACATGAGTGAAGACAAGACAGTGTATACAGTTACTGTGGAGCAAGGGCCTGATGGGGCTTACTTCACCTTACCAGCTGATGTATCATTTGGACCTGATGTTGAATACCTTATGTGGGATGATCTAGGTAATGGGGCATTTAACCTAAGGCCAGCAACACAAGAAGAGATTAATGATCCATCAAATCTTTATGAAGATCCTTAATACTATCTTAAGATTAATGTGATATGATACCTGCACAGGTAAATTTTTTAATAGGAGGATAAGGATATGAGTAAAAACTGGATACCAATAGGTGATCACTATTATGGGGCTCATGGTTTCTACAGAGATGGTAAGGCTGTTATGTTTGATGGTACTCAATGGTATTACGAAGGCCCACCCTTGGAAGCCCCTGAAGGCATTAGATTCATTGTCACGGATGAAGTAGTGAAGGGGAACAATGGTATGTTCACTAAAGAAGACAGGATACGTGCTCAACGAATCAACAAAGCCAAGAAACGAGTAAAAAAGGCGATTGAGTACTTCATGGGTGAGCATAGCTCACTACGACAACGGGAAGAGGCCTATATTAAGCTCGAGAGGGAAAGGAAACATTTAGACTACCTAGGAAAGGCTATGTGAGCTAATTGGATGAGATTAGGGAGGTGTTTAGATGGGGGGTAGCTATAGTGGTACTGGGTTATATGAAAATGTCTTAAATCGAAGATTTGGAGGGTTGTAATTAATGAGTGATTTAATGAAAATAATTGAAGAATTTTCTTGACAAATGGAATTAGATCGATTATAATACACTTAACGATTATGAATTTCTTGGAGGTGTATCATGATGAATAGATGGCAATTGTTAAGAGAGAGTATCAATGATTGGTCTATGCGACATAATACATATCTTATGACAGAATGGAAACCATTGAAAGACATGATCTTAACAGCAGATAGGTACAGAAAGGCAGAGCATATGGATGATTACCGAGATATGTTGCTAGAATTGGAGCATCCTGAGTTAGGCGAAAAGCGTGAATTAAGGCAGGAAATGCTGCAATATGGTAGTGAAATGCTTCGATATGCTTTAATGAGTTATTTCTTACTAGAAATTGTTAAAATAGCTTGGATGGGGGGATAAAGAGATGAATTATATATTGTTGGTAATTGTATTGATCTTGACGGTAATTGCTGTGAACGGCTGTGAAGGTCTGATTGTAGGGGGTGATGATGGTGGGTATTATAGGCCTATTAACTATCCACAGTATTACTATCGACCATCCTACTATCGACCATTTGATGATCCGTTCTATCATCCCTTTGTGCCTTATGATGATCATGATAGAGATGGAGACGGTGGTAGGGGTGAACACGGGGATAGAGACTAATGCGTATGCCAATAGACTATACTAGACCTAAATACAGTGATCAAGACATTAACCGAGTTGTTAATGATCTCGCTAAGTCTTATCGTGCAGCCATGAAGGCTGAGGATTGTGAGAATGAGTTATGTGAAGTGAACTTAGAATTCATGAGACAAGTGATTTATAGAAGCTTAGGACATAAGTTCTATAAAGGGGGTCTAGAATGAGTTTTTATATTTTATCACAACATTGTAGAACTAATATAAGAAAGTATGGCGTACCACCATCACTAGTATGTCGATGCGAACTCTTAAAGAGTAACCAGGAACGGAAATATGACGTGACTCGAATGAATCAGGCACGTCGTAAGTTAATAGTTAAATATAAGAAGCGCTATGAAGAAGCCATGGATTATTATCTAGCTGATTATGTCAGATTTGGGTATTTTCCATCTAGTAATGTGGCAATTGATAATCTTATGCTTCGTATAAGATTTTTACAAAGTGAGATAGTTAGATGAAAAAGAATAATTTACGAATTACTTATACAGTACAATATTTATTATGCGACCCTCCTAAATTACAGATGAGTAATTTTAGGTTTGTCACCACATTCTACGACGAGCATTTATCAGATAAAAATAGAAAAAAATTAATTTATAAATATAATCAACAATATAATGGAGCTATAGATTACTATGTGCAATTTGGTTTTTATTTATGCAGTAATGAGATAATGAATAATATTAGGAATCTTCCGACTCGTATCAGGTTTTTACAGAGCGAGATAACTAAATGAAATTAAGTTTTAATGCAAAATGTGGATTAATAAATGCTTTATTTTTATTAATATTATTAGGATTTAATTTCTATTTCGATGAGTCGATGGTAATGAAAATAATTATCAGTATGTTATTTGGATTCTGTTTAGGATGTTTAAGTGAAGAGGAATGGCCTAAATAGATTTTTATTAATCGGTTATAGGGGGAAAATGATTATGAATACTAGAGAGGAATATGAATATAAACAAGCACTAATAGGTTATAGTATTATAGGATCTGCTTTATTTATTCTATTCATGATAGTAGGCGGAATCGGTATTGGAGTATATTTAAATTATACTTTAGAATCTAGAAAAGTAGCTGTTTTAGAGAAAGTAACTGCTGGCGGTAATTTAGGGGATGTAAAAGAGATCGCTAAACTACTCGTAACAGAATCACCAGTTAAAGGAGAAGGAAAATGAAAAATGAATTAATTAATAATATTCTGTATGATGTATTTCCAGTCAGTAATCGTAGTGCTGTTACATCAAGTAAAGATCACTATGTTATTGCTCATCCAGATCTTACTAATAAAGCATTTGTTTTGCGACATGAAATCAGAAACAGATTACAGACTATGCTGAAATGTTTAAGAGATAATCCAGAAATGTATGGTGAAGATGAAGTCGAAGCTAATGATTTTGTTATCAGCATGATACTCACCATGTTCGTGTCTGAAAATAGGAGGAAGACATAATGAGTAAACAATTCTCTTATTTGTTGGGTAAGAATGTGGAGACCAGGCAGTTCCACGACCTTAACAAGACTGATAAGAAGAGGGCCCTCGAACTGGCTGAGACATTCCTCGATAGAGTGGACAAGGCTTGGACACTATTTGAGAAGTCTATGCATAAAATGGGCCTCATGGATGAAGAGATCGATTGGTGCAAGGAGCATCAAGAATCGCTCAGGCTGGGCCTTTCACCCTATGACCCTAAGAAAAAGAGTGAAATATCATGATATTTGCTAACTATTGGCCGACTTTCTGCAATACTCATTAAAAATTGATATGGATTTCTCTTGACTTTCAGTGTGGAAAAGTGTATAATTAAGTCAAGAGTAGAGTTAAAGGGGTTTAGTTAGTAACAAGTTTGAGGAGAGGTAACATGAAAAACGTAAACAACAGTGAGAAGGTGCAAGGTTCTACTGGCAATGTATGTAATGGTAACTGTAGGGGGGAATGTTTCTCAGCCGCTGAAAAAGCTGCTATAGCATCATTTAAGCCCTCTGAGGCTGAATTGGAAGCTGCTGACCGTATTGTTAATCAATTAGCTGGTATCATAGCCCGCGTCAAAGGACGGGCCTAAGGGAGCAGTTAATATGGACCCTAGAGCAACCAGAGATCCTAGAGAAAGTATGCATCCAGATTTTAAATGGTCCAATGATCCAGATAAACTGCAAGAGCAAATAAAATTTAATATAGACTTGTACGACGCTATGTGTGATTTTGAAGATCATGAGTTGGAGAATGAAGAAAAACGATTTAAATCACACGACGAGTGTTTAAGCATCCGTGAGCGACTTATAGTTTTATATGCATGGGCGTTCTGGATAGGACTAACAGTAACCACCATTATTTATCATAATGTCGCATGAGGAGTAAGAAATGATTACTATATTATATATAATTTTATTAGCTTACTTAGTAAAAAGTCTGTGGGACGAATCTATGGCTGAGGTCAAGCAACACGCAGCCGAGCTAGACGCCAAGAAGTTTGAGGCTTCTAAGCCATCTGAGGTGCAGCTCACCCCAGACCAAGCAGTGGATCAATTAACAACTTTTATCGAATCAGTACGAAGGGGGAAATAATCATGAGTAACGTATATGACAACGACACTGGCGAGATGCATGAATCTACACCTGACGAAGATTATAGATTCAATGATCTTAATATGAAACACGCTATTGAAAACTTTGACTGGGCAGCTGAAGACCCGCGCCACGCGGACTATCTAGCTCGTCGACGTGATGCTCTAGCTGAGCAAGAGACGCGATCTATTGATATGTATAAAGGTGTAGAATGAGCCGCTTTAAAATCATAACTACATGTGTAATATGTGAGAATCCCGATTGCGGGCGCGAGCCTCGAGAGCCAGCATGTTGGCAAGGATTCTTAGATTGGTATGATTATTACGCACCACATAGGCGTATCGAGGATTACAACTATGGTGCGTATGATATAGCCGCAATGATGTTTAATGATGGTTTTGATGTTGAAGAAATTATTGAAATTACTAACGCTTTCCATCACAATAGTAGTAAGGTAGCCCCAGACCCCAATTCTAAGTGGGAGAGATTATTACGCAATGGTACTACTTTACGTATATTGAAAGAATGGAAGATGGTTGATAAGGGGGTAGTATGAGTAGCGCAGACGACGCTTTCGAATTATTAACTATGGGCTATGATGAGTCCGAAATTTGTTGGGACTGCGGTCACGTAATGGGCGGTGGTTATTTACCAGGCAGATTTACGCCTGATTGTCAAGACGATGGATGTCACTGCAAGACCTGTGCAGAGAAATATGGTGATCATGAGATCCCCCCACAGTTGTACCTAGTAAAAACTGATAATGTATTACCTGATAATTTACTAAAATCACCTGAGGAAGCTAGTAAGTTACCGAGAGAGAAGACACGTACATTCACGTTAGGTACGTACATGGGGGACGAATCATTTACCGGAATTGGTCCCCACAACCCTGATGATGAAAATAAAGTTGATGAAAGTGATGAATCTTAAGATTATCTTAAGAATTCTCTGGTATACTACCCTAACCAATAGAGGAAAATGTGAATGAGTACAGGGTTTTTAATAGCAATTGCCATCATGTCATTTCCCTTGGCAGTGTTTCTAGAGGGAGTATTGGTCATGATAGCAGATTGGGTTAACGATCCAGACAACTGGGAGGATGACGAATGAAAGATGGCAGAAACGGACCGATCATAGAGTTAGGTGATTTATTTAATAGATTATCCAATCGTGTGTATGACCTTGAAGAATTATTAACTGGGCCTTTAGGTGAACAAGTTGACTATCATATAGTTGCACAAGTTGACTATCATAGCACTATGTTAGATAAATTAGATTCACGCATAAGGACATTGGAAGAGACAGCTGCTACACGTGAACAACTTAACAAAGCTCATGATAGGTTGACGATAACTGTTCAGCACCTTAACGAAGGGTTAGCTGAGTTATTTCGAAGACTGGATGAGAAGGATGGTAATAAATAATGAACGACGATGAGAAGAGACAGTTAGCTAAGGAAGCTAATCACTTAGGACGAAAGAGGTTACAGGTCGCATGGATGCAAGCAGCATGTACGTTAATTAATTTAGGTGTATCTATTATTGTATTGCATCATATGTGGAAATAGAGGAGACTAGTATCATGACTAAACCAAAGACAGGTAAGAGTAGTGTTAAGAAGGTTAGAAAGCCTAGGGCTAAAGTAGCTAAGATAACGATCAATGAAAAAGATTATTTGGAACCCCTGAATGATGATACGTTCCTCGATGAGGATTTAGGTAATGGGCCGAGTATTTATGCTACTATCTTCGCCCTAATAGCCCTCGGTTTATTAATAGGCTTTTCTACTTACTATTCACTATTGGCGGTGTAATATGAAAGAGAAACAAGAGAACATAGGTGAGACTGGTGTTGTGTCAGCTCGCACAGCCCGGGAGATTCTCGTAAAAGTACTGGAAAGACTAGACAGACTAGAAGCTACTGTAGCTCATTTAGAAGGTAAATATCATGTGTGGCCACCTGGTGGCAGTATCTGAGGAGAGTAATTATGCACCCACTAAAATTTAAATTCATTGGTTTCTGTATTACTGCAGCATTCTTTTTGATCATGTCATCAGGTGTAGGGGCGTTACTTTATTTAATTTATTTTATTTATAAGGTGAACCATCCATGAAATCATTATATTCTACAGCATTATTAGTCGCAGTTATGTGCGTCATGTACGGAGGTATGGTAATAGGTGCTATTTATATAGCGAATCATAGTGATCATCCCAGTATATTCTCTCACTCATGGAGAGGGTTATGAATAGGGGAGATGAATCTATGGCTACATATAGTGAAAAACTCGGACATGAGCTGGCGATTTATCGACTCTTAAAAAGAGCGGGACTAAGTCGGGACATGGTAGATCAATGGGTAACCACCCCCCGTCCTGATTTTGATGATAAGCGCCCAATTGACCTAATGCAAGGGACTCTAGATGATATATCAGGACTAGAAAAAGTCCGCACTTATCTGGAATCGATGTAATGGATGTGATGGTGCTTATATCACTGTTCTTTTATGCGCCTGTGATAGTAGTTATTGGTATGAGCTTCGCTATGATTATTATATCGGTGATCGATATTTGGGAGCAGCACAGGGGGCCATTTATAGATAGGCCTGTGGTCAAGAGGCAGGATATAAAGCCTGAAAAATTAGTGTTTTATGCTAATTATGGTGGGAAAGATCATTACGTGACTGAAAGAGAACTGAAGAAGATTAGAGACTTATACCCTATAGAAGGAAAAAAGAATGGCTAACTCAAATGTTATATTGTCTAATACAGATTCTCTGAAACTTATTAAAGAGTATGTGGCACTGGCCTTAGAGCACATTGAAGAGATCTTAGAGCTCTATCCGGAAGAAGAAGATAATTTAATCACAGTATTGGGTAGGTCTGATGAATTCATTGGTGACTTTAATGGGGACAGATCTGATCAGCTGCTGCATTTGTTGAACGGTTTAGCAACATGGCACAGCATTATTATTAATGAGGATAATATCTGGGAAATATTAACCAACTATGAAAAGATTCATACAGTTTATAATAGGCTACTAGTAGCCACATGCTACATTGGTAGAGCCTATGAACTGTCTTCGATAACTAACTGGGGGGAGTTTAAAAAGAAATGAAACCATTAATACTATTAATTTTAGTAGGGTCTTTATGTGGATGTGGTTTAAGACCTGATACCCGCCCCACAGAGGATAAGGTAGCGAATTTATCGCTTATTTTAGATGAGATTAACATACTAGCAAATCATAAGCAGTATATGGAAGGACTACATACAGATATTCTTGAGCTTGAGAGGAGAATTAATATCTTGAATGAGCAAATTAAAGAGTTACAGAGGGATAGGAAATGAGTGATGCGTACGTATTACGAAAGAATGTAGTAGTCTCTTTTGAGAAGTACCGATTCTTGAAAGCCCTTAAGACTATCGAAGGAGGTTCTGTAGAAGCGCAGTTCCAGAAGAGATTACTAGAATTACAACAGGAGAGCGAAGATGAGCGTTATGAAGATCTTTGAAGTGATAAGGCACGAGTTAGCAGTATTAGTTTTCGCATTAGTGATACCACTATACGCATTTCAGGTAGGTTACAATAGCAGTCCCAGTGAGATGCTGAATGGTATATTAGTACCATTGTCGAAGGCACATATACAGTCAACTAAAAATTTATATTTATCCACAGAGTTTACTCCATTCGATCCGGCGTATATAGATGCTATTGTGACTATTGAGAATGCGCCTGCGAACTCCGAGATCAATCTTACCATTAAGAATAACTTCGGAGGTTTGGTGGAGGTATTAGATATGTTACAGAAAGCTATTATAGAGTCGAAGGCTTACATCACTCTTACCGTTACTAACTTTGGGTGGAGTTGCGGAACAGATATCCTCCTAATGGGCAACGTGTTACGGTTACCTAACGATTCAGTATTAGGCTTCCATACGGGCAGTCTTGGCAATGAAACGATCCTACCCAGCTTCGCTACAGGTACTCCAGCTCAGAGAGAAGCCTGGGAATCCATCGTGAAGCTGACCAAGCCCTATCTCAAATGGTTCACTAAAGAAGAATATAAGTTATGGAATACGGGAGCTGCAGTCTTTATAACAGGTCGTCAGATCTGCCAAGATAGTGACCGTACCGTGGACATTCTATACCACTACAGTGATTCATCAGGCTCTGGATGCTACATCAGAGGACTAAAGAAATGATTAAAAGACTAGTAATAACCCTGCTGATAGTAGGCCTCTATGTGGGGTTATTAATGGTAGGGCTGAGTACCTTAGTAAAGGCGATAATAGACTCACCAGAGGTACATATTGTACAAGACAAGGGAGATAGTAAATGAGATATATTTTAAGCATATTATTCGCTGCCACTATTTGGACATCAGTGACAGCCGGGGGACTAGATCAAGGCATATATCGCCCCATGCCTAACGTATTCATTCTAACAGAGAATATCGGGTTCCATGGTGATAGTTACGGAGACCTAGTAGAGGCGCTGGATAACGCCCAGAGAGGAGATACTATTTATATAGTATTAAGGGAGAACAATGGAGGTTATGTCACGGATGAGTGGCGTATAAGGGACGCTATGCACAAGAGTAAGGCACTTGTAGTGACAGAGGTTCAAGGATGGGCCTCGAGTGCTGCATTATGTATCCTATTCTCAGGAGATAGAGTACGTATTGAGAAGAACACTTGGACAGGCATAGATCACCTGAGTAGTCCTAGAACACCGTGGTCCATAGAATATGATATAAAAGATATGGCTACCTACCATCCAAAGTTCTTATCTGCTGCGGAGTGGGAGAGTGTTAAGGCTGGTAAAGACACTGAACTCTGGGGTAATAATATTTGTGCTAAGAATTTACCACACTCAGCTGATGATGCTGACAGCTGCACGATTATTAATCACGAGAAATAATATGGCATATCTTAATTGGGCATTAAAGAATTCTTGTAGGATCGAGAAGGCTCAAGGAATTGCTGTATGCTCCATGATGAAAACACATAATAGAGCATTATATAGAGCATTGCATAAAGAAGACTTAAATTGGTTACGTAAAAGACTTATTGTAAAATCTAAGATGAAGGCAGGTAACTTAGAAAGAATTAAATTTTTACAAAGTGAGATCTCTTAATAGTATCTTAAGGTTAGTATGTTATTATGGGTCAAGTAATAGAGGGGGGATAAGATGAAATCAATAGAGTTTATTAGAGAATTATCTAAAACTGTACCAGGATTTATAGCGGGGTCGTATGCCTTAGCTCAGATCTTAGGTACCCCATTTGTAGATATAGATTATTTCGTAGATGCGGAGAATCTGAAGAGTGTAATATTAGATGACGAAGGACATGTAAACGCAACAATCAACCTGAATGGCGTGAGTTTCAAAAGGTGCGGTATGTATAAAGATTTAAATGGATTTGCGGCATATCAGTCAGTAGGCGGATTAGAACCCGCGGTGAATATCATTGCAGTAAAGCGTCTTTCTATGGCTGCTACGCTAGCAAATTTTGATTTAGATATCCTTAGGGTAGCGATGACTGGTGACTTTAGTAAGGTAGATGTAATAGATCAAGATCATGTCAGGGCAGTGCAAAGGAAATTAGTAGGAGTTGCTAGAAGAACTTTAACTAATTCACCCATTACTTATGTTAGGTTGAATAAGTATAAATCTAGATTGCCTGAGTATGAATTTGTCACGTATTTATAGGAGATAAGAAATGAGTCCAGAAAAGAGATTAGAATTAGATAGAGAGCATGCCAGGCTAGTGATGAAATGGTTTGACAGAGCTATTAGAGATGTAAAAGCCTATAAAGAAATAAATGACTATCATAAAAGAGCTGGTATAGACGCACCGGAGTATCGGCAGCACCTTGTAGCTCAAGTAGATGAGATACTTCAATACTTGACCCCAGAAGAATTTAAGAAGGGGGGCATAGAATGAGTAATGATCGTATATTTATAGGACCATATGCTGATAGTATTAAGAGAGGATTAGAAGATGATAAAGCGGGGCGATTAGTAGATAAAGGAAGTTTTGCACAGTACGTCTATGAAGATAAGATAGAATCATTAGACAAACCCCAGGAAACTCTACAAGAAAGAATTGAGAGAGTTGAGTGGGAGATACAGAAATATCAGAATGAATTAAGGCAGTTACAGATAGAGAAGAGAGAGCTAGGTTACGTAGATACTTATGCAGATAAACGAGGGAAGTAAATGAGCAAGGATGCATTGGAGAACTGGATGACTAATAGGATTTGGAGGAGAGACCTCGTCGAGGCCTTTAAGAGTGGTTACCAGCAACGCTACACTGAGGCATTTGAGATAGTTATAGAATTAAGTGGCGATGCTCCAGCCGGAACAAAAGAATGGCTTGAGCAGACATTACAAGAGATTAACATGAGAAGGACTAAATAGTGTTGACTAGTACCCCAATAAAGGAATGGCATCAAGGACAGACATCTGTCATCATGTATGCAAGTGGTGACAAGGGGTATGTTATTCATGTATCGGATACTGTTCATCCGATAGTGGCAGAAGATCTTACACATGCTAACTACATATTTAGTAGTCAGATAAAGAGGAAGAGTAAATGAAGACATTCCATTCAATAATGGCAGGTATTGTTCTTGGATTAGCGAGTATGAAAGATGATTAAACTTATAGTGAGGAACTAATATGGTAAAGTTATCAGGTTCAGCATTGTTTTTAATAGTAGTATCAGGGGTAATATTTGGTAGCCTAGTGACTGGTTTAATAGTCCATCATAGAATGGAAAAGTCGAAATGTCACGAGGAACGATATAAGCTCATAGAGAAATGTCTGGAAACACCTGGATGCTCTATGCATAATATGGATTTTGATTAATGAGTAAGCTTATAGCAAGTAAAATGCCATGTCCCTGGTGCCCCAGTAGTGATGGGTACCATGAGTATGAGAATAACTTTCATTGCTTCTCATGCCATAAGTCTAAAAGAAAGGGGGTTGATAAGAGTAGGAGTTTGTTCCCTACATGGACCGCCTTAGAACAGTATGAAAATAGGGGGTTTGTTAAGTTTCCAAAGACAGTGACTTCATGGTTACCACAACCAGCCATGAAATGGTTATTAGAGGCAGGTATGACTAAGGAACTAATATTGAAAAATAATATTTTGTATGTAGAGCATGAAATAGTTCCAGCATATGATGATAGTTATAGCATTGAATTACATAATAGAATTATATTACCCTATATAGCCTTTAACGGGATTGAGGATGAAGTAGTGTTCTATCAAGCACGTAGTGTAGATCCGCTAGAAAGACGTAAGTATATTACAGTGGGCCTTCGACAGGCTTTCTACAGCAATCAGAACATTGACTTGGAACTACCATCCACTAAAGAGGTAGTGATCGTAGAGGATATATTGAGTGCTATACGGGTAGGGGAGTATGTAGATGCTATAGCACTATGTGGTACGTCTATGGGAGATGAGTTAATTAGGAAAGTTAAGGATAACTATGAAGAGGTGATGGTATGGATGGATAATGATGCACCAGGGATAAAAGCATCTAATAAGATCGTTAAGAGGTTGCGGCTCTACTGTAAAAAGGTAGTACAAATTAAACATAAGGTAGACACCAAGAGATGCCACAGAAAGGAACTCGAGGAAGTGCTGAGCACGTCCACGTAAAAGGACCAAGAGACTTAGAGACTGTCTTAAGATTAGATTTACTGATCAAGACACTGAATGCGTTGGAGTTTGTTTACACGCTCCAGGAGAATCAACTGACTGTTTACTTAGAGGATACGTCAAGTATAGAGATGGAAGTGAAGCGTATAACGCTACAGTGAGTTAATGGGGAGGGGTTAATGAGCGATATTAAATTGATAAAACTCTTTATGTCGAGTAAAGAGGCTTACGAGAAATATATCCCGTACGTCAGGAAGGAAGCATTAGCGAAGGAATCGCAGATCATCCTTAATGATTTACGGGATTTTTATGGGTCTTTCCCTGATTATGATTCAGCTGAATCTAATGGATTCTCGGGATGGTTCTTTCAGGTGAAGCATCCAGAATTAAATCAAGTGCAGGTAGAGTTATATAAACAGCTATGGAGGAACATAGATGAAACCCCTGTTGAAGAAGATGATCAAGTTATCGCGAAACTTATATCGCACTTTAAAGACGAGGCTATCAAAGCAAGATTAACTGAGTACCTAGAGAGCACGGACGAGATAAGCAAGGATGCTATTGACGCTATATTGGAAGAGAAGCAGGCTGACTACTCTGAGATCGAATATGATGTGTATGACATTGACCGTATTGATGACGAGACCGATAGATCTAATGGATTGAAGTGGCGCCTGCACTTCCTTAATAAATTCATTGGTCCGGTCATGAAAGGCGATGCTGTATTTATTGCCGCCTATGTTAACACGGGCAAATCTGCATTCTGCTACAGCGAAGCCGCCTATATGGCGCAGCAGCTGACGGAAGGCACAGTGCTGATCTTCAATAATGAGCAGAAGAATAACAAAGTACAGAAGCGTGTAACATCAGCAGTAGTAGAACAACCGTGGGACGATGTAATAAAACTAGATAAGCCTCAATGGCTTAAGGTATACAAGGATCGTCTACATGGAGATGAACAGAGAATCAAGACCTTCTGGGCTATGAGTTGGACACCTGAGAAGATAGGAGTTATAGCTAAGAAATATGATGCTAAATTGATCATTGTTGACATGATGTCTAAGCTCCAGGTAAAGGGTAAGAACACAGACCAAGAATGCTTAAGGGTTGGTAAGATAGCAGCTGAGCTAAGACAGATTGCTAATAACATCTGTCCGGTGATAGCAACTGTGCAATGTGATGCATCAGTCACCTGGCAGCAAGAAGGGCAGGTAGTGTTTCAGCGATACATAGGTATGCATCAGTTAAGACAATCTAAGGTGGATTTACAAGGTGAGGCAGAGTTTTTATTAACAATTGGTAAAGATGATAAACATCCTAATACACGGTATTTGAGTCTAGTGAAGAGCAAAGAAGGTGTAGAGGAGCATAAAACGGAGGTAATATTCGATGGCTACAGATCGATATATGAAGACTACAAATTCTAATGACGATAAATTCGACGGGATATCGGATTCTGATCCCAATGAAAAGGTCTACAAGATTTATACGCAGAGTATAACAATCCAGACCCATATTATAGAGTTATCGGATACTATCGAGGAATCTTATAAATATGCAGATCTTAGATATTTTTTAAGAGATCTGCCAGCGGGCACTATGAATATCCAGATACACCTATCAGGAAGGGGTGGTTATGTAGATGGATTAATGCCCCTAGTCAATGCCATTAAAGAGTGTCAGGTTCCTGTTGATATGGTTACTATTGGTAGATGTTACTCAGCCCATGCGATGTTGGCACTTTGTGGACGTTCTTTGACCATGAAGCGGGACAGTGTATTAATGTTTCATTCTGGATCAGATGTGGTGGGGGGGAAGCTTCATGAGATGGCCACGTCTTTTAAACACAATACTAAGTTTGACCGGGAAACAAGTCGGAGAATTTTATTACCCTTCTTAACTGAGGACGAACTAGCTAAGATTATGAGGGATCAGGATATTCATATTCACTGGAACAGTGTTGGACTGAAAAAACGGATGAAGCGCCATTTTGGTACAGGGGATAAGAAGTAATGAAATTAGAATTACAATTCACGATCATCGATGATGATGGCAATCCTGTAACCAGCGTGGGCAGTGTGCAGGTCTTACCTGAGGATGATGACAGCATCAGATCAGTGAAGTTAAAAACATTGTTTAGAACTATGCATTATAGTGCTGCAGTACAAATGAAAGGGGAGACCTTATTAAAGGATACCATAGAAACCCAACGTAGGTGGTTACCATAATGAGATATAGAGTCTTTGACCTCGAGTGCTCGATTATTACTTCCTTTAAGAGGAAATCGAATCCTTTGGATCAAAGAAATAATATTATTGTAGTAGCTAGCAAATCAGGAGAAAGCCATGATGTGGATATCGCCTATAATCCTCAAGGAATACGTCGAGACTTTGATTTTAGATGGTCAGACTTCGACCTCCTAGTGGGCCAGAATATTAAGTATGATCTACTGTACATATGGAGCAATCCAGCATTTCAGGCATGGCTAAAGGCTGGAGGAAAGATCTGGGATACGATGGTGGCTGAGTACCTTATAACGGGTCAACAGTCTACCTACGCATCCCTGGATGATCTAGCTCGTAAGTATGGCGGTGAGATAAAGGATGACGAAGTCAAGGCTCATTGGGATGCTGGTATAGATACCTCTAAGATTGATCCTGACATCCTATTACCCTATGCCAGGATGGATATATTGAATACTGAGAAGGCCTTCCTGGCGCAATTGAATGAGGCTAGGCGCCTAGGTATGTTACCCCTAGTAGAGGGGTATATGGACCATCTTTTAGCCCTCACTGAGATGGAATTTAATGGGTTATACGTAGATTTAGAGACTGCCCGGAAGAAACAAGGTGAACTTGAGACCAGGATAGGGGAATTAGAGGCTATAATGGCAGATCAAATGAAGGATATATTGCCTAACTTTAACCCTAATAGTCCCGATCAGGTCAGTGCTATCTTGTTTGGCACTGAGTTACCCTGTAAGCGTGTTATCGAGAAGGTAGATGCTGATGGTAATGTAATGGTCTACGGCCCTAAGGCCGCTAAGGCTGGTCAAGTAATGACTCATATTGAGCACCTACGGGCCCCATTACCTAATGGGTTTAAACTCCAGGTATCAGGTTTAACCCCTATGAAGGGTGGTAAGACTTATAAAGTAGATGCTGATATTTTACTGAAAGTACGTAATGGATTAG